ATAACCATCTGTAATTTCTGTTGAACCCCATACATATTTTTCATCTTTAGGTCCCATATATTTTGCTAGGCCTAAAGCTATTTTATCATTTTTACCACTGAATCGAACTGATTCAATCCACTCACTATGATAAGAACCTGGTTTTCTGTTAGGATCTTTAAAAGCAAATATGTGAGTAAGCCCAAAGGATTTAAGTTTAGCAGTTTGTTTTGCTTTAGCATCAAAATTACCTTCTCCCATCCACCAATCTCCGTCAGGTGAAATTCCTCCCTGCTCTTTATTCCACCAATCTGTATATGCTTTGCTTGTAAACCTGTAACCAAAATCAACAGTTGATTTAAATTTACTAGCAGCTGCAAGGAACTTATCCTTATTCCCAAATATCTCAGGATCTACCTTTTTTGCTTCTGTTAATGATTCTCTTATTTGTGTAAATGTTTTCATGTGTTATACCTATGTTTTTTCTTTAATATGTTCATAGCGGTAGCTAGCTTATGTGATTTTGAAGTAAAATCTTTCATATCTAGCTTCATTGCTATTTTTTCCAACTCTATTTTAAGAGCTGGGGTTAATTTAAATTCATCTTTAAGCACAAATTGCCTAAAGTCTAATAATTCTGCTTGACCTGGTGTATCTTCCATGTACTTTTTAGTTAACTCGTAAGTACCAAAATCACCAGCTCCACCTTCCTCTTCTAATTTCTCTACTGAATCTAGCCAGCATCTCTTTCTTATGGTTCCAAATTCTACCAATACGTAGTTCGAACCACAAACCTTAATAGTACCAACTTCATTGTTTTCTTTTAGTACTACTTCATCATCTACTTTGAAAAGATTACCTTGTATATAATCTTCTCTAAGATCAGAAACCTTTTCTAATTGTACGTGTTGCCTGTAATTATGAGATTCTTTTAATCCCATTCCAGACCTTACGGCATTAAAGAGTCCTTCGACATCTTTAAATCCCTTTGGCATACCCTTAGAAAAACTTTTTAAATCATTTTCTGAAGCTGCTGCTCTTAATTTAGAAGCACTCATTCCTGTTACACTATCTGAATCAGGATCACGCGCACCCGCACTAACAACCTTTACTCCATTTTCAAATTGGTAAAATCCATGTTTACCTTTTTTACCATTATATTTATTTAAAAGCTTATCAAATTCTATAACTCGATCTTCTCCAACCACCATAGTAGCTTGAACAAATCCTTGATCATATAAAGCACTAATAACATCAAATGCTGTTCTCATTCCTTTATCAGCCATTATATTTCTGGCATATTTAGGAAACATCTTTCTAAGATACTTTACCTTTGTTTTAAAATCTAAAGGATTCCTTTTAGCATCTTGTGTATGGGTAGGATATACTCTATATAAACCACCTCTACTAGCCTTTTTAACTGCTTCAAATAATTTTTCATGTCCTGTAGTTGGAGGATTAAACCTACCAAATGCAAATGTTATTTCATTAGTATTCTCTACTATATAATCTTTAAATCCTTTAACCATAATATTATCCTGTTTTTGCCTTAAATGCTTTCAATCTTTCTCTTTCTTTAACTTTTATTTTTGGTAAAAGTCTCTTAGCTATTTTTAAAATAGCCCCTTGCTTCTTAGCAACTCTTTTTTCTAAATCCTGACGAGCAGCATAAGACAAATCTGCCTTACTTTTATCCTTAAGAAGTTTCTTAATAATAAGGCCACGGGCTTGTTTACGAGATCGCTGTTTAAGCTTTTCGGGGGAGGCGAGTTTTTTTGCTGCTTTCTTCCGGCCTAATTTTATTTTGGCTTTGTTCTTTCTCATAGCAGCTTTCATTTTCATACGTGTGGCCATTGTTACGGCCTCATCCTGAAAAGAAAACTCTTTAAATGTTTGCATTTATCCTTGGTCCCATTTAGCCTGGATTATCCCAGCCCTTAATAATATCTGCACTGAAATTGTTAGTAGAAAATTCTAATCTATCTACTAGCTTAACAGCTCCACCTTCCATACGATCTATGGCAACAAAACCTTCATGGTTGGTTACCTTAAACCCGGATTTAGTTTTTACAAAAGTCCCAACATTATTGAGACTGTTTAGTTTATTTATAATAATTAATTTCGCATCGACGATATAATTTTGTAAATCGAATACATTTTGAAGGTTTTTTAAGTTACTTTTACTAAAAAATGCCATTAATGCTGATTTTTTCGCTTCAACACCAGCTTTTCCTTTGTCTGACTTTAATTTATCAGATTGTTTTGCATATCGTTCTTCTACAAACTTAATTAATCCTAATGCATGTGCTTTAGTATTTGTGATACGTACACCTTTTCTAACCATTGTATTATTATATACATTGATGACTAGGTTTAATTCTTTGTTTGATTCTATCTCTTTTAGTACTCCTGCTTTAATCTTTTGGAACATTTTTCCAGCATTAGAGAGTTGTACTGTGACTTCTTTCGTTTCTTTCGCGCTCATGAGTGCGCCCGCGACGCCCGGGAGGGTTGCATCTTGCATCCATACATCTTTAGATTTTTTGAGACCTTTAGTTATTTCTCCACCAAAAGAAGCTTTCATACCTTGGAAGTTTGATCCTTTATAAGAAGTATGCCATACTATTCCAACCTTAGATTTAGCTATTTGTTTAGCTAATGGTGTTCCAATAGGGATAGCATATGCAATAGTATTAGGGTGGAATGTCAGATATTTCTGTCCACCAATCTTTTCTTTCTTAAGATCTCCTCTATCATACATAAAATCTCCTTGAATAACACCGGTTATACCTAAATCCTTTAGGTTATCATATGCTAATCTAAGTTTTTTGGCCAAATCCCCAGAGGTATCATCATCTATATCATCATGTGATTTATATACCTTTGGATTTTGTGCAAATATACCTTTCTTTGCGACGAAGAATTCTCCATCGCTCGGATCGATACCCGCGAATACGGCGGGAGCACCGTCCCATTTAACAGTGACGTCGACTGCAGTGGGTGATTCTCCAGCAAGCATGTCCCTTAGTGATCGTAGGGCTAATATTGCTTGTCTGGCTCCCTTAACTCCTCCATCCAGTACTAAGTCCTCAATATGAGTCATATGAGTGTTTTTAGCTTCTGTGATGTGGTTAAATTGGTTTAATCTTTTCATTTTTTTCCGTACTTTTTCTTATCCCCTGGGATTCTATATTTCATTAATGGTTTCCCATTGATTGATATATCACCATTGTCGTTTCTGGATATGGTTTTTACTACGATTGGTTTGTTTTTAAATTTACCGCCTAACACAGTATCACCGACATTAATTTTGACTTTAATATCATCTTTTAAAAAGTGTATAAATGAAATCATTTCCCTACCTTAATATATGTACTAGAATCTAGCATATTAGATCCTGCATAATTAACAAAGTGCGTTATAATAGCATTAGATCTTTTTCCACCAGCATTATCTAAAAAATAACAAACATATAAGGATGCTAATTTAGCTGAATACCAATCTTCGGGTTTTCTTTCTCTATCATATATCATTTGCATGTCTTTTAAAAAATCCCCGTAGGTTTCATTAGGATAAAAATAATTATACATTTTCCAAAAGTGTTTTAACTCACCTAAAGGTTTAGGAGTTTTAGAATCTTTTTGAAGTTTAAGTTTTTTCTTTATATCGGCTGCTTGTTTTTTAACTCCACCTCCATGTTTAGGAAAAGTCTTACCAACTTCTCTTTTAACAAACTCCTGCATTTCTCCCCAACCAATACCTCCACCTCTTGCTGATTTACCATCAATCTCTGCTCTATTAGCTCCGCCTGGTGAAGGATCTCTAAGAGACATAGATCCACCATCGTATTTTAATGTAGATCCTTTTCTTGACCAAAATGTTCCTCTACCTGATTTGGTAGCTTGAAGTTCTACACCTAAATATTTATAATCCTCTGTATCAGGTGGAATAACATTATTAAATTCTTTGTTATAAGGATTTTCTTTTTTTACAGGACCTTTAAGAGATATAGCAACTAACTTTCTAGTATTAAAATGTTCCATTATATCTTTATTAAACGTTTGTACAGAAGAAGTATCTAAGTTTTTTAGAATATTAAATCCCTTTTCTACAGCCCATACATCTCCTGGATTCCACTTATCATTATTTAGTGGTTTAAATCCATTATTTTTATAAGCTTGGTTTTTCAATGTATATACTAAAGTCATGGCAGGTCCACCACGATCAAAGATTTGATTCTTATTAATATAACCATTCTCAACTAACCATTTACTTATATAATAAGAACTAGCAACCCAAGCTTCAGGAGATTCTAGAATTTTATCTGTATTAACATCCACATTATTTTTACCATTATCTTTGAATGCTTGAGCTATACGCGCTTCATCAAAATGTTCTAAATCATAACCTGATCCATCATCAGCCATGGCTTTCATCATACAAGCATTATGGCTTTCGTTTCTAGCAGTATCATGAGTACCAGATCCAGAACCTCCTCCACCACCAAATACTGCAGATTTACCTAAATCATTAGACTTATATTCTTTTCCATCTGCAGCTATAAGAGGAAACCCACTTTTACCATAATGGTTGGGGTTTTTTTCGAAATTTTTGATGTGATCTAATGCAGAGTCAATATCTGCAACAATCATTGTACCACCTTTAGCTAGTTCTAAAGGTTCTTTTTGTTTGATAAGTCGTGCGAGTATATCAATTCTAGGTTCTTTTGTTTTAGAATTGAGTTTATCCAGCTGGCCAGGAGTTAGTTTTATTAACCCCTCTGTGATATTTTTGAAATGTTTAAAACGCATTAACAGATTCCCATGTAAATATAATATATACTGATCTATTTATGCTATTTTATTCTTCGTCTTTTGAATCTTCTTGCCAGAATTGATTTGGCTTGAGCTCGCCTTTATTATCGTAACAGATAATTTTTTTTTCACGTAATACGTAAAGAGTTTTTTCTGCCCCGGATTTTAATCCTGCTTTCCAGCAAGAATAACCAAGGCCAATACCACATAGTGCTACTATGATTACTTCAGGTGACAATTGTATACTCCAAGACATAAACGGATTGAAATTCATCACCTAATTCTGCATTGGTATTGAATTTAATATCCTTGTCTTTTTCTTTTAATTCAGCTATTCGATCCCTTCTTTCTTTATCAGTCTGGAAAGTTTCGAATGCTTTATAAGATTTAGTCATCTCGGTCTCCTATTCCCCAGTCAATTACAACTGGAAATCTTGGTATACCATCTGGGGTTTTTTCAAAGTATCGAACCGTAACCCAGGTAGGTTGTTCTTCTTGTTCTAGAAGTTCTTTTAATATCTCTTGTGTTCCTCTTACACCACTTTTGAAGTTTCTTCCATCACCTAATTCTAATTCAAAATGTTTGGCGTATCCTGCCCAAGTACCTGCACCTTCTAGTACACTTACCACATCAAATTCCTCGGTAATAAATTCTTTACGTTTGAGTAGATTTTTACTTCTCTTATTTTCATAAGGAGTATTGTTTCTAATCATTTGACCTTCATATCCATCTTTGGTATATTCAGAATAAAGTGAATCTAAATCTTCTTGTGCTGCACATGTGTTTGTTTTAACAATATGAATAGCATCATTAGGTTCTACTGCCAAATTAAATCTTTCTAAAAATAAAGCACCTGGCTTATCCGGATCAAATAAATCATATACATGATATTGAACCAATTCTTTAGACTCTATCAAATCTGCCCCTGTAGGTTTTGTTTTACGAACTAAAGAAGTAATTTTATTAAAGTCATTTTTTAATTCATGGTTATATAACTCACCATCTAGGATAACATTAGGAAAAGCTTCAAAAAAGTCTTTGAGTTCTTCTGCTATATGAGGAACTGAAACTAATTCTTTTCCTGCTCTGCTATATAATCCATCTTTTCTGGCAACACATCTGATACCATCTAATTTAGGTTGAGATATACCTTCGCTCTGATGCCTTTTCGCATAATCGTGAGCTAACATGGGTTTAAACTTATCATATTTGTCAACATCTTCTTCAAGTTCAAAATATTCTTTAGCTAAATAGAGTTTCCATTTAGACTCAGCTTCTTTATGAGCTTGTTCAAAAGATGTAGTAGCATTTTTCTTGCCAAAGTTTTTACCGAAAGATTCATTCCATCCGGATTTAACAAGTTTGCCATTTTTAATACCAGAAACAGTTCTTATTCCTGGGTTAACTGGTCCACTGTATTCAACAGTCCATTCACGGATATTTCCGCTTGTGTCTCTTTTGTAGAGTGTTGGTAAAGGATATATCATTAAAAATCTCCTTCTGCAACTTGTAGAACTCTAAGACCTAGGTCTCTCCACATTTTAACAACTCTATCTCTGTCATCTAATACAAGTTCAATATCAAATTCATCCTCGATATATTGATGATAAAGCTCGGCTTTAACTTCATTGTCAGGTCTGAAATCTCTAGTTTTTCTCATAAAGAGTTCATCAAATTCTACTCCATGATCGATTAACCAATCCATGGTTTCTTTCCTGCAATGATCTTGTCTGCCTGATACGAAGATGATATGATAGCCTTTAGCTTCATACATTGCTACTAAATCTATAATAGGTTGAATCGGAAGATCATTGCCAACGAGTGCGTAATCGTGGTGTTCTCTAATTTGATTTCCATCTGCATCGTAATGAGTTGCAACGGTACCATCAATATCAACTATGATTCCTTTTCTTAAATAATTTCTGTTCATAATATTCTCCTTATTTTTTCAACCCTGATGGGAAAGCTTTTCATCTTTCCCTGTATGTTCGGTCATAACCCCCGTTTCGCTTTCGTACGTCCGATCGGTGACGTTAGGGTGATTAATATCCGCCTGACATATGGGTGTAGTGTTCACCACCATCATCAAGTAGATCACCACAGACACAGAATTTTTCTTCTTCTGGATCTGGTCTCTCAAGGCTTTCGCCTGAGCTTTTTGCTAATATAGCAATCATTTCTGCTTTGTTCATACTGTTCTCCCTTGCAAATAACCTCGGGCTCGAGGTTCTAATAATTTAACTTTTCTTGTACCACCTGCGCTGAATCCACTTAAGTAATGTGGACCAGTCCAAGCGACTGAATAGTCTTCAAAGATATTTCCTCTAGCTTTGTTGAGAGCGGGTGCTCTCCAGCTTTTGGCTTTTAGTATATCTCCGACTTTAAAATCTTTATTGGTTTTATTAACAAAACCCCAAACTGATTTCTCAGTCATGATTTTGATATATTTTGATCCTTCTTTGATTTCAATACCGGCTCTGAATTTGTCGGCTGATTCTTGAGGTGTGGAATGCGTCCATCCATTAGCTTGATGGGCTCTTTTTGTCCATCTAAGATAATCTTCGACGATTGTTTCGATTAAAAATTTAAAGGGATAAGCCTCTAAGTTTATTTTTTCTGTTTTCATATAACTCCTTACTGTTTTATTTTTGTTTATGGTACCATTATACCATACTTTTGACCATTTGTAAACCTTTTTTTGCATTTATTTTCAATTATTTTGCATTAATGAGACACAGTTTGTCTCAGGTCCATAAAAAAAGGAGGCCAAAGCCCCCCTTTCTATCAGAACAGATAATTTAATTATTCTGCTTTTACTAAAGTGTAGACACCATAAGCTAGTCCGGCCCATGCGAGCCATTTAGCTAATCCGCCTAAGAGAATTACAGAGCCGCAAACAACTACAATAGTTGTTCCGTCCCAGGTAGTTCTTTCAGCAACTCGAGCTTTCACCCAGTCCACTGCTGTATTTAGATAATTCATACTATTTCCTCTGGTTTAGATTTTAAATTCAGCATAAGGATCACGTTGTTCTCCCTCCCCAAATTTATTGATTGCTTTATCATTCGACACAACTGTATCAGACATTATATCTGTTTGTGCCGATTCTTCTACATCGTAAAGTTTCATGCGGGAACGATCTATACCAACTACAAAACGCTTGTATTTAGTTGGATCGTTATAACGATTTTTTAATTGCTTTACCAGCAATTGACCAAGATCATCAAGCTCCTCTGTGCTAATAAGAGCAAACATGAGATCTGCCGTAGCCGGTAGACCAAATGATTCCGAAGTGTCCTCTAATCCTACATCAGTATTTGAATAACCAGATCTAGTCGTTTGCGTTGCACTCACGATCGGGACATTAAATTCAACCGCTAAACCCCTTAATTCTTCCGCTATAGATTTAACGTATGAGTAAGTATTTATACTTCCCCCAAGCCCACGCATCCGCGAGGACGCGCATATATTGATATAATCAACATAAATTATATGAGGTATGAAGTTCTTTTTTAACTTTAATTCGTTTAATAAAGCTCTGAAGTGTCCCGTATGGGCTGCGCCCGTAGGATACTCTTTAACTATAAGTTTCCCTATAGAGTTCTTCGCTATTCTTTGGATCTTATTATCGAATACATTTTTTGGAAGTGTTTCCAATTGTTGTATAGGTAGATCCATAAGGTTAGCATCGATTCTTTCTGCTATTCTTTCTTCAGCCATTTCCATGGTAATATAAAGAACATTTTTTCCTAATTCAAGATTAGCTGCTGCAGTATGGCACATAAAAAGAGATTTACCTACACCTGTACCTGCCATACATATGTTTAAGGTTTTATTTGGTAAACCACCTTTTGTAATTTTGTTAAAGTAATCTAAGTCCCATGGGATTCTAGATTCTTTTGAATTATAAAATTCAAATCTTTCTTCAGAATTGTCAATATAGTCATGGCCAATATTAGGATCAAAATTAACCCCTAGGGCTTTTTGTAATATATCTGGTATAGCTTCTTCAGATTGCTCTCCTTTACCATCTATGATTTGTATAGATTCCATGATTGCAATATATACAGCACGATCCCTACACCACTTTTCTGTTTCTATGACTAAGTATTCTTGTTCAACATCGCTTTTAGATTTACATTCATTAATACATTCTGATACATTAATTCTAGTCTCATCTGGGAGTTGAACTTTTTTAAGTTCTAATTCTAATATTTTAGAGGTAGGCATTTTGTTATGTTTATTAACAAAGTCTACAACAAGATCAAATACCACACTATGTGGTTGTTCAAAGTAATCCGGCTTTAGATAAGGTATTACTCTACGTAAATACTCCTCATCATTTATTAGATGACTAAGTACGTGTGTTTGTATTTGTGTTGTTATGTCCAATTTTTCCAATCACTTTTCCTGTGTCTAGTGATTCTTCCATTATATTTTGAAGGATTCCGCCGATATAGTTTCTAAAATCTATATCTCCGATTAATTCTGATTCTTCGAATTGTCCTGCTTCCTGTATATCATAGGTAAATGCAAGAGTTGCAATATCTAGTTCTGGGCTCTCTTTTATCGAGACCTTCCCATATATGTATAACACATCTTTCCATTTACCTGTAAGTAATTTAACCCCATAAAATTCTATATCATTAGATTCTACTAATTGATAATCAGCATTAGTAATGATTGATTCACCGGGTGATTCAAATTCACTCATTTTCTATATCCAGTTCTATATTATCTAGTAATGGCTTATGCCCTATTTGATAATGACCTTTGACAAAATCTTTGAAATCTGTTTCATCAAATATTGGCGCCCAAAAAGATTCTGAAAGCGTGTCTTTCTCTCTAACTTTTGGATCGACCAGTTCTCCAGTATCTTTATCAACCCTGCAGTACCAACCAATAGAAGGCTTAGCAACATAGTTACCAGCAAGAGCGACATCCAGTAAACCACTGTAACGCTCAATGCCACCTTCCCAGCTGACAGATATAGGAATTTTTGACTTTTCTCTAACAAATCTCGATTTTTCGACGTTGATGACAAAATTATATCCTCTTATTTCTGTTCCCACTTTCTTTTGTTGTCTTCCGATAATCCATATATTGTCGGCAGAATAATAAATACCCGTACCTCCGGAAACAATTGCTTTTGGAAACAATCCTATCTCTTGATAGGTATGATTAACTGCTAAAAGGGAAATATTTTTCATGGTTAAATATGGTGTGACCATTCTAAACAATCCTTTTAACGCTTTGGCTCTTGTCATATCAGCTACAGATTTTTCATTAAGTGTATCATCTAGCTCTTTCTTTGAAGCTAGATTACCAATTGAATCTATAACAATTATAACATGATCTCCTCTTTCCAGACTTTCTAGTTGATTAACTATATCGAACTTTAATTGTTCTACATCTGTAATTGGAGTGTGTAATACTCTCGATACATCAATATCGAATGATTCAAAGAATTTTTGGGGTGCTCCAAATTCTGAATCATAAAATAATAACACTGCATCATCATACTTCTTTAAGTAATCTCTTGCTATAAGAAGAGCAAATGATGTTTTAAAATGCTTACTCGGTCCTGCTAGGACAGTAAGCCCTGGAGCTAAACCCCCATCTAGGTTTCCAGATAAAGCTGCGTTTATCATTGGAACTGATGTTGATACAATCTCTTGATCTTTAAAGAATATTGATTCAGATAAAACTGCTGTAGTTTTAATCTTGCTATTCTTTTTAAGTTTATCCATTATTCCCATTAGTATAACCTCCCTCGTGGTAAAGGTCTAAGGGACATTGAATCTTCTTTCTTTCTCCAACGAGCTGTTCCTTCTGCCTTTTTTCTAATTCTTTTTTGACAAGGCTTTTCGAAGTATTCTCTACGTCTAAGTTCTTGTATAATTCCAGCTCTTTCAACTTGCTTTCGAAACTTGCGCATTGCAATATCAAATGGCATTGGTCTCAATGGCCTATTACTTTTGTCTTTTGGGTGCCTCGGACGAGGTCTTAAATCTACACTTGGCATTAAATTTTCTCCATAATAGGTCTATTATACCATACTTTTGTCTGTTTGTAAACCATTATATTGTGAAATATTGAATAAAGTTTTTAAGTAAGAATAATAATCCAGCACCATTTAATATGATTAAAGCTCTATCATTCCATAGTATACTTACTATTAACCATAGTGAAACACCAATTAATGAAAGTCCTAAGTCGTATATTGTTAAACCCTCGAGACCTCTAATTGACATTGCTGCTAATACAAATACTGATGCAACCCATTTTACATACCAGTCAGTGGTATATTTAGGAGTTGCTGATTTAAATATTCTTTTAGAATTTCTTAATTCTTTAGGATCATATGAAGTCATATGTTACTCCTACTTCTTTAAACATTGATTGAGTTTCTAGAATAGAAACCTTCCATCTATCAGGAATGAAATTCTTTCTATTAGGGATAACTACCCTCTCAATTCCAACCTGAATTATTCCTTTTGCACACTCACTACATACAGGAAGTCCGTAAACGTACAATGTGCTACCATTAAGATTAGCTCCATTATAACCTGCATTATAAATGCAATTCATTTCTGCATGAACTACATATGAATATTTGACTTCTCTATTTTCCATTCTTGATTTTGATTCGCGTATACCTCTAGGAAATCCATTATATCCTTGCGCGAGCACCTGCCCACGCGCGCCTATCGCGACCGCTCCTACGCCCGTGCTAGGGTCTTTTGACCAAACTGAGAAGAACTTAGCAAGATCTAAATATTTTTCATCATGCTTATGCATTACTTCTCCAAATTTCTTGATTGATTATTCTTTGTTCCATAGGGTTATCTCTTATAGCTTCTGTTTTAAGAGGTAGCTTATCTCTGTCTAATATTTCTTGGGGTATTAATTCCGCAAATGTTTCTTTTAATTCTTTCTTTTCACCATTGCGCATTTCATATGGAATACCTAATGCATGTTTAATTACTGCTGGAGATAGAAAAGGAGCTCGTAGCTCTACTGTAGATCTCATCATAGTACGATCTAATTTAGGTAAATGATAATAAGGTAATTCACAGAATACATCACTATGTTGTGAATCATATTCTTTGGCTCTACGATAACCACCGAACAATTCATCTGCACCATCACCTGTTAATACATTCTTAAATCCTAATTCATTAAGCTTTTCTGCCATAGCTATTTGGGGTTTTACTGATCCTAGATCTACAGGAGATTGGTGTACCATCACTGCATACTCATCCGTTATAGCTCCTAGGGTTACGTCTATGCAATCCTTTTCAATCATCTTAGCATAACTATGTTCATTATTTTCTACGTGTATAGCCGTAACCTTTTTATCTAATGAAATTTCTTTTATTAATTGATATATAATACTTGAATCTAATCCACCTGATAACAATACAGCAGCTTCTCTAAAACCGGTTAAACGATTACGAACTGCACAAGAAAGATCACTATAAAGGCCAAATGTTTCAACCCTATCCCAATGCCAATATAGATGTTCTTCTCCTTCAAAAAGATAATGCCCTGGCTTTAATTGTTTAATTTCATTCCAAGGTGTTCCACCAGTAGGATCATAACCCCATTTCATTACATTACTATGGAATGTTTTATTAGGTGTTACAGGTCCAAATGTCTTTAATGCATTTGGTTCACTAGCAGCACAATCATAATCATTTCTATAATATACTGGTTTAATTCCTAGGAAGTCTGTATAGATTATAGGTCTCTCATAACCACAATCACCTTCACTGAAGGTTATATAAGACCAAAATCCATCGAACTTGTGCCAATCGAATTCTGGATAGGGATGATGGTTTGCATTATAATATTGATGATGTATCATTAATGCATCAGTATCATAATTACCAAATTCCCTAAAATTAAATATCTCACCGACAAACATTGAAGGAGGACATTCTATACCTTTACCAATTGGTTGTATAGCTATTTTAGGATCTGGATCTACCATTGGTAGAGCGATGTGTGCTAGATCATAACCAAAATAGTGTTGATAACCTACATATTGTTTTTCTCCTCGATAACTCATTTCATCAATAAGTTTAATCAAATTTGGAGATCCTTCGGTTTGTTTAGCTATTATAAATCCGCACATAATCTTTCCAAATTGTATTTATCTAATGCAAAACAATGCAAAGAAGTAGAACTAAAATGTAATGTTCCTGGTATAGTACCATTAAGCTCTGCTGCTTTTATTAACCACATGGCTAATCGATTAGCAAAGTATAAATCATTATGTAAATGTCTTACAACATCACATGATCTCATATGATAAGCACAATGTAATTTCTCTTCTCTTAACATAAAATGCCATCCGAAGGTACATGGTACGCGCTCGCCTAGCGCCGCGGCCGTGAGGTCTTCTGGAAACCATATCGGAATATAGCATTGTCTAGTAGTAGGATCCTTTTTTAAAAGTTCCACTGCAGTATTTAGGTTAGCTATAATAAATCTTATTCCTTCTGTAACAATACCTCGGCTAGCTTTATCCCCATTATTTTGCCATAATCTTTCTGGATAGGAATGAGAAAAAGCCTCATCACTACTTAAATATTTGTCTGTATCTTTTAACCACATTGTGTGGGATGGGGGAGGATTATAAGGTATACCTGATACTCTTTCATCGAAATGAACATCTGCCCAAGGTTGAGTAGCTTGTAAAAGCTCTGAAGCTTCACTGGCTGTACTGGACATTGGTACCATTAGATCAGCATGAATAATTTCTAAGAAAGATGGGTGATTAGTATCACCTTGCCACCTTTCGGTTTCTATTTCATGTCCTTGTTCTAATAATTTCTTTCTTAATAGATGTAATCCTTCTTTAAGATCCTTAGCTCTCATTTATTTTCCTATTAAAAATGTCATTTGTTTTATCTTGACCATCAATATCTCCATCAAGGTAAGCACCAAAGAATGAAGTATAGTTAATTAAATCAACTGCGGAATCTTCTAGAGATTCAAAGTTTTCTAAATGATTACCATCATTTTCCATTGCATCTAAGATAGATTGCATTCGTAGGATCTTACCTACCATAATATCCATAATAGTGTTAACACCATGGGGATAATAATCAGCTTGTCTTACTCTAGATACTGGATTTTGATAATCATTGCCTTTTTTTGTTTGGAGCTCGGCTGCTCGCTTTAATATTTGTAAAGGTTTCATAATGTCTATTATACCACACTTTTGACTGTTTGTAAACCCCTAATATTTCTCAAGTACTGTACCTGTTTGATATAAAGGGATTTTAACTTCTGGGTATCTTTTGGGATATGTATTCATAAACAATGTTTGGGGTAAATGTCTATGGATAAATGTACCATAAGGTTTTACAGGAAGATTCTCCATTAGCATATCAGCTATCATTTTATGGAGTAAATAAGGTTTCTTGTTTTGTGTTGGGTCTTTAATAATAGTAATAAACTTTCCGCCTCGTTTTAATTTACCAATAGCTTCTGTATAGATTGCTAATACTGTATCCCAGTATTTTTGTCCTTTTAGAATCCCAACATTTTTATCTTTTTCATACTGGATTGTTGCCCCTTTTCCTTCAGAGGTATATCCTCTTTCAGGAGCATCACTTTGTCCTCCCCCAAGAACTGGATAAGGTGTTCCATTAATTACTAAATCAAATATCTCATTACCTATAAATCCTTTATCATGTAACAGGTGATTAAGCTCTCTAGCATCACCATTTATTATTGTTCCATTACCTAAAGGAACTACACTTCCGTTTTCATTAGCACGATCATATTGTACTTGTATTGTTCTTTTTGTAATATCACAGAATTCTAGTTCTATCCCTATAGCATTCCTTCCATGATTAATAGATTCTACAACTGCTGTTCCTGTACCAACTGTTGGATCCAGAATCATATCACCTGAATTAGTAAAGTTTTGAATTGCCCATCTATATCCTTGCCAGTGACCTGGACATATATGTTTATCAAATCCACCTTCTGGTTTTACATCTGGAAAATAGTATTGTGATCTCATACTTTGGGTATAATATTGATCGGTAAGTGTATGATATAATTCTCCTAGCCATTCACCTATAATAATATCTTTACCGTGGTAATCTTCAGGTATTTCATCTCTTGAATATATCATCGCTGTTCGCACGTCCGATATATTAAACTTTTTTATTGTATCATATTTTCTGGGGTTCATATTGTTCTTCTTCATAATTATATTTAAAATAAGAGTCAAAGGTATATACCTCTTCTGTTCTCATAAACATAACAACGTGGGGGTATTTTGTTTTTCTATATTCTAATTTTAAAATGTGTTCGAATTTGGTTTGAATATAATTATATCTAAAAGTTTTAACTTCTACCTCTATGTCTTGAGGAGATATAATATCATGCCACATTTTAGGGTTATCGTGGTACCCGTGTTCTTGTATTAGATATTGTTCTGCAACTAATCCATTCTCACAATCCCTTTGGATATCTGAAAAGGTTCTATGCCTACCTTGTAGTGAATTTCTAGATACTCCACCATCAATTATACCTTTGGTCATCTTGATAGCTTCTTCTTTGATTCTAGCTATGCTTTCTTCTGTTAGATCATTTCTAGTAAATTCAACTTCACTTAATTCATTTAAATTCATAATGTATATTATACCATATTTTATTCGGGTTGAAAACCCCTCATTGCTAGCCTTTGTCTATTAGCTATATGTCCTTCCTGGATATCATCTTTTGATTGGCCATAATAAGCTACGGCATGATTTTCTTTAACTAAGAGTTGATTGACATTAATTTCTTTTATTTCTGTTTTTACATTACTTTTGATATAGAATTCTCCAAGAATTCTGCCATATTTATCTGGCTTTGAAGTAACTAGTTTATATTTCTTTCCTACTATTAGATAGGATTCAAGAAAAGCAGATGCTAATTTTCCATAGTACTTTTCAATTAGATCTCTCGTTCTTTTTTCTGGTGTATCTATTCCTAATAATCTTATTCTTTTTTTATTAGAAGTAAGACCAAATCCTAAATCTATATCGACATCGACCGTGTCTCCGTCTACTATTCTTAGGATTTTTGCCTTGTATACTCTTTCCATTATTCTTCCTCTTTATTTTCCCATATTGTGTCCTGTCTCCATTCGTTATCAGGACCTTTTAAAACTTTTTCTTTTATAGAACCAGACTCTATTACATCTGATTCAAATGCGCCACTATAATCCATATCTTTTTCTAGATGACGATATTCATCTACAATTACACTTGCATCTTCTAGATCATCACCCTCAATACCTATCATTATTTTGTCAACGGCTTTTACAGCATCAGTTATTTTTTTAGCAGCTTCAATATCATCGGACTCATCGTATTCTGTAGGATGTACTGGACCACCTTCATCTACCATATTAAGAATAGGTTCTAATTCATCCATTAATTGTTCTGATACTGATTTTTTTTCTTCTGTCATATAATCTATTTATAAAAGATATGTGTTTCTATTTGGACTAATCTTTCCAGATGATCAGACCAATAAGGATTACTATAATCCGCATGATAATATAATGCTCCATCTGTTAAATCTATTGTAGAACCTAAAGCAAGTTCTGCTATTTCTAGTGATTCTATCCATGTGACAGAATCTTTTGGATCATCTGGCTTTCCATCACAATACCAAGAGAATTGACATTGGCCTCTAACAGGTATTAATTCACCAGTTAGCCACGAGAGTTTATATCTTTTAGTTTGATAAACAACGTCACAAACATTGTCGGGAAATTGTTTACTCATTACTCTATTAAGAACTACATTAGCTACTGCTAATTTACCAGAGAAGGGTTGATTGCCAGCTTCAAAATAAATATTTTGAGCTAAACAATGTCTATCTTGAGAGAAAAATAACCAATCACTTGCTGGTGTATTTGGAAGAGCAACTACTTTAGTAGCTACTAATATTAATGCTACTGCTATTAATACTCCAAATGTATAATCTAATTTTCCTAATTTTCTCATATGCATAAATCCATATTACAAATACATGAATTACAAATGGGGTTTTGGGGTGGTTTTTCTGGTGCGGGAACTATTGATACTAAAAGTATTGTTATTGTTATTATTATATATTTCATTACCATTTCTCTATTGGGACTTTAAAAGGATCATCATAATCATGTGGTTTAGATATATTCAATATCGCCGGTCTTCTTTCAGCACCAACCCATGTAAAATGATGGCATACCATTATTGGATCCGGATTAGTGTACCAATGTAAAATTTCTTTCTCATATCCTAATATTCCATTCTCACAATAAAGTTCTATTTGACCCTCTGAAGGACCAACAAGATATTCTATGTGGCCATTGACATCTTTGCATGATGCGTATATAAATGTATTCATTTGTTAGACTCCATTGTCATAGCTTTGAGGTCGGCTACAGATAGTATTCTTTTTCCTTCTTCAATATCATCAGATTCTTCTTCGATTAGGTTATCATAATGATCATGTGTCCCTGCTCTATATCGAGCTTTTTTCTCTGAGACCATAACACTAGTTTCCCATGCAAACCAACCTGCAATTATAGTAATGAATATGATAAACAATATATTTAATATTTCCATTATACATTTCCTTCTATAAAATTAAAATTAAAAACTATTCTTTTAGCAACATCAGTTTGACCGATTGCCCTATGACGAGTATTTGTAGGAAATACTATTAATCTATTTATTACAGAATCAATTCTATCACCATCTTCAAATTCGGTAGCTCCATTGTTCGTATTCAAATAAAAAATAGCAGTTGTTAATTTTTTTGTATCTTCATAACTAAAATCACAATCTGTATGAAAATCTGATACACTTGGGGTTTCTTTTCTAAGTAATAAATTAACATTTAATCTACATAGAGTAATATACTTTATATAACCCTTAAAAATTTGGATTATAGGATTATATAAATCTGATTTGGGTACATCTTCATCATATAATATATGTGAAAGCCAACCACCATCATCTGCATCTATAACTTGTTCTTCGTTTAAATACCACGGAAAATCATTATAGATAAAATTCTCTAATTCAGTCAAATCTTTCTTAGTTAAGAAATTATCCTTTATTTCCATTATATGTTTTTCCTAAATACAAATTCAATTGCTCTATCTGCTTCTTTACTAATTGGTCTTTTTTCATACCAGTTACCAGTATCAGCATCTAGATCTCTTATTAAAAATTCTATTTCTTTTGAAGTAATAGGATATCCTTTACTTATAGCATTACCTGCAATAGATACCATTAATTGATACATTGCATAATACCAACCTTCATTTAAGGCTTTATATTCTTGTATTCTTTTTTGATTAACAAATGGACAATCTGCATATCCTGTCCAATTGATATTTGTATTATTTAATTGAGCTTTTTTATGATCCATCAATCCCTGTTTAATGGCAGCTGGAAGACGATCGTAAAAGCTTTCAGCTGGTAGGGCGTATTTGTGACGTACCATGAGGTCATCTGGGTCCATAACTTCTCCATGATGGGAGAAGATGAAGTTGAAACTGTTTCTGTACTGAGATGGTACGTAATACATTCTTGAAAGGTCTTTTGTTTGGGCATCTGCGATACCTCCTATTTCTTTATTTAAAGCATACCAAAAATGCTTAATATTATCTTTTTCTACCCACTTGGTTAATGGGAATACTAATCTAAATTTTGGATGCTCTACACTAGAGCTCGCTGTGCTATAACATATGTATTTGTATTGTTGATACTTTGCTTCTATCTCTTTCATATCGCCAGAGAAATTATCAACATCAATAATACCAAAGCCACCCCAGGCAGTAACGTTATCATTCGCGCGTCTAGAATCCTCAGAATAAACTGCTGGACTAATAAGAGGAGCTGCTGATTTTGTTTGATATTTATCTCCTTCAGCTAGACGATATAGAACCTGTTCGAATTCCTCGAAAGATTCATAGTCCATCCTTTTTACAGTTGAGCTATCGTAAACGTTATCAAATATTGTCAGGGAGATTTCCATAGTTTCCATTATGTGAAGGATTTTCCCATCCTTCGGGTTTCATTAAGTCTGGTAATCCTAAAGGATTAGGTCTTTCAGGTTTAGTACCAACTTCTTTTGCCATATTAGCTTTGTGAACTACATCCCAGGCTTTTTCTACATCTACTCCAAATGCGAGTAGTGTACCTATTGCAATAACACATATATCAATATGACCATCAATTAATTCTTCTGGGTCCGCGCTGACCCACGCGTCGTTTGTTTCTTCATATTCTTCTTTTAAGAAATTCATTCTAAATCGTAAGAATTCAAAAAGTAAACCTTTATTGGCAGGATCTTGCATCCAATCTTGAATGCCGAATTTCTCCTGCATATCTCTTATATCTTGTGGCCAATTGTTATACATTAAATTATAACTCCACCTGGTGGTGTTACAATACCGCTTCTTGCTGATTTAAATTGATCTATTAAACTTTCAATTGGATCAATTATAAACATTATATCTTCTTTTCTTAGAACTAATCCATCTTTGGCTCTAGTGTAAGGCATCCAAGGCATAAAGCCTAATTTACCTTGACCCGCTGGAATCATTATAATAGCATCATATACCATGACCGTATTATTAAGTTCGTGACTAATTTCCGCTATTATTTCTTCACCAGATGTTAATCTAATTAATTTTATTTGTTTTTTATTTTTACTCATATGTCCTCTATTATACCATACTTTTCTGCGTTTGTAAACCCCTTTATCATCAAAATGTTTTCTAACCAAAGAATTCTTCCAATGTACTTATTTCTATAGCTGACCATCCTACCGCAGATAAGATAGGATCAACTGCATCAAGGAAAGATTTTTTGAATTGTAATTCATAATCTATGTATTTGTGTAGTCCAAATTCTTTTGGTAAATAGTCTGGAAATGCAATTACATTTTCTTTGATGGGATTGGGGACACGAAGATATAAGAATTTAACTTTATCTCCATTTCTAAGATTAGGATATTGTGTTAATCCTAAATCTTTTCTTTTTAAATTATAAAGAAGAGCACCACGAACATGTATCGGAGTACCTTTTTTATAAATAATTTGATTGTCAAAAAACCCAGTTATATTATTAGCTCCCCTAGGGAAAGCAATTTGATCTGGTCTAAGAGTAAAGAAATGTTCTTTGAATCGATTTATGGTTTCTTGTACCTCTTTCTCGTCTTTTGATATGATAACTTTAAAG